AGTAGGCACTATTTTTTTAAGTCTTAAGACTGACCGTATATTACTCGGTCTCCGTTCTACAACGAGTTCTCATCCATTAACATGGAGTTTCTTTGGTGGAAAAGTCGAAGAAGGGGAAACTCTCGGTATCGCACTACAAAGAGAATTAGAAGAAGAATTAATAAATTTCCCTAAAATTATTAAAACAATACCATTAGATAATTTTGTTAGCAACGATGATGGTTTTAATTATGCTAGTTTTGTAAGCATTATTACAGATGAATTCCATCCAGAATTAAATGACGAGCACGTAGGTTATGCGTGGGTTAACATAGGAGCATGGCCAAGACCATTACATGCTGGTACTAGATTAATCTTACAAAATAAAAACAATATTAAAAAACTTAATCTAATTCTTAATAGAACTAAATAAACTGCTCTCCAAATGGATCAAATTCAGTTCCACATTTTTGAGAACAAACACCTAATTTACCTTCTTTAAGACTGTTTAATTCCCAACTATCTTCTATATCTTGTAAAAGGCCATTGTCGTTAATAACATCTTTAAGTTTATTATTAATAACACTAATATCTTCTTTACCGCCAGCACGATCAATAAAGTCCCAAACTTGTTCAACTTTATAATCTTTATGCCACCATTTATACATACGCCCAGCAGTCCAACAACAAGGCATAAGCAATCCTTCAGCAGTTATAAAAATACTTTTTTCTTCACCTGCCACCTTACAATTTATATGGCACGAATCATAATAATCTAACATACTACCATAAGATTTAATTATTTCTTCTTGCTTTAACAATGCCCTGTTTTTATATTCTTCGCTAGTCGGTTTTGCTAAATTCTGCGTTTCTTGACCTTTACGATTTACTGCTTGATGTTCTTCCTTGGCTTTACTTGTTGCACTACTAATAAATCTTCCTGATTTCTTTTTAGTAAATCTTTCAAAACCCAATTCATTAGCAAGCATTTCTGCTTCTTCTACTTGATGTTCATTATGTTCAAAAATTAAAAAATCCCAACGTGCCCTGCCCCCTGCTCCAATAAATGCTCGCATACTACGTTCTACTATGTCCCAATTTACATTCTGCCTATATAAATGATTCGTATCTCGCAATCCATCAACACTAAAAATAACTGTGCCCATACGTCCATATATCTTAGCAAGACGTTCCCACCATTCGGGGTCACGAGCACCAGCATTAGTATTCATACTCAACCACATATTAAAATTGTGCTTTCTAAAATATTCAAAAACTTCTAATGTATCTTTAGCAACAATTGGATCTCCCAAATTGCCACACATATACATTGTTTTTAATTGTTGTATAAAAGGAACACTAAAAATTTTTTGAGTATCTTCCAATGACAACTCAGCATCAGTCATATGTGGATTATCAGCACCACCGTTCATATTGCGATCGCACATAGGACATGCAGCTTGGCAACGTTGTGTAATTTCTAAATGAACTGTTTTTATATCACTATACTGATACACTAACGATATCCTATTAACATATATCTATTATATTTTTCAAGATTTAATTCACCTTCATATAAAATATTGTCAAGTGGTGCCATTTTTTTAAATTCATCAATATCGTTTACACAATTTATATGATCATCTATTTCAAAATAATTATTAGTTTGTAAAGCAACCAATGTACCTTTAGGGATTAAATTATACCATAAAGAAAAACCAGTTAGATGTTCACAGCTTGTGTTAACAATAGTATTAGGTTTATCATATAATTCCTGTGCTTCGCCACTTGCTCTATATGTATTATAAGTATGGCCATCAAGATAATTAATGTGTAAAATATCTTCAGTTTGTGCTTTAAATTCCCATTCAGACATTACATATGGTCTATTAATAGTATCAGCAATTTTATAACATTCAGCATCTTTATCAAAAGATCTAATCTTTTCTATTTTTAATCCTGATTCAAATAATAATAATGCTAGCGATCCATACCATCCTGCACACAAAAATACCGTTCCAAGATTTATATCTAATTTTACTAATTCATCTACAAGCCATTTCTTACTTAAAATTTGCCCTCTTGAAAAGGCATCCCGAAAATCTACATCTGGAAAAGTTCTTATAACTCTTGGAAGTGTATCAAACAAAGCAGGTGGATCCTCAATAAACATACCCATTAATGCACGAATTTCTTTATTTACAACTGCTTGACGCAAGGCATTCATTTGCCTATTTTCAGCATCAAGTCGTGCTAATATTCTAAACATTGAATGAATATTTTCCTCTACTATAGATTTACGTAAATCTTCTATAGGCATTGATAACGGTAAAAGTTCTTTTTCTTGATAATATACCATTGTCCTAAAAATAGAATGCCAATTTTTTTCAACAATACTACGACGAACATCATCGATTAATTCAAGAATTGCAGAATCATCTTTATTTAAATTTTCAACCAATCTAAATAACGAATGTAAATTATCTTCAACTATTGCTTTACGTATATCTTCAACAGGTAAAGTTTCTTCATTTTCAATTAACCTAAACAATGCATGTAAATTGTCTTCAACTATTGCCCTACGTATATCTTCTAATGGCATATCTAAATTATAATGTTCTAACAACCTAAACAATGAATGTAAATTATCTTCTACAATAGTCTTACGAATATCATCCATATCGGCATCTTTGTGTTCTTCGAAAATTCTAAATACAGCATTTAAATTTTTCTCTGTCATTGCTTTACGCAAATCAATCAATTCGTCAGTAAGACCATATTGAGAAAATACCCTAAATATTGATCTATGATTTTTCTCTATCATTGCTTTACGCAACTCATCTAACTGCTCCGATGAATCATAATAATCAAATATTCTAAAAATAGAATGATGATTTTTCTCTGTCATTGCTTTGCGTAAATCTTCAATATTAATACCAGCGTATTCAAATGCTCTAAAAATAGAACGATGATTTTCCTCAACTATAGACTTACGCAAATCTTCAACTAATTGAGAATGTAAATCATTATCAGTAACAGATTGATTCACATGTGAATCAATGCCTAGTTCCGTATTAAGGAACTCCTGTAATTTATTAACAGTAACGAATTGAGCAAAAACGCGAAATATAGCATGTGGATTTTTCTCCATTACTGCCTTTCGAAATTCATCAATTAATTCTTTTTGTTCAGATATATTAGTAGCAATTCGAAAAATACTACTCAAATCTTCATCAACGACAACTCGACGGATATCACTTAAAACCGGAATTGTTTCATTATAAAGTAATTCATACCTATCTAATATTTCATGTGTTTCCATAGTACTCTATTATAACATTTATTTGGCTAGCTTGTCAAACTGTTTTTTAATCCAATCTCTATCATTTATCTTATCTAATGCCTTTGTATTACCTTTATTTGTCTCGCCATATTTGCGCCCTTTTTGTGCACCTAATATTGCCCACTCGCCATGCTCGCGGTCTGCGCCTTTACTACACCACACATCAAGCCATTCTAATATACGAGGATCATTGCTACTATCATAATGTCCTTCTGGATCTTTAATTACTTGTGCCGCTAATTTTGTACATTCTCTAAATCCACTCTTAAATGCTGAGTATGGATCAGAATTAATATAAGTTGAATTGCTTGTTTTGGGCATTGCTTTAAACTTGCCTGCTACACTTGTCGTAAAATCAATGTGCCAAGTATCCGCCGCTCTAACCGGTTCCCGCGGGAATAATTTTACACCACCATAACCATATACTAAATCATTAACTGAATTCTTACATCGCCAAACATGTATACATTCATTTTGCTTTACTCCATCCCAATACTCTAACTCACTGCTCGGTCTGTACATAAAATTAAAATCATCTTCAAGTATCGCATCAGCATCTACAACATAAAACATTGTTGTAAGTGACTGCCTTGCACATTCTTTATGTCCATAGAATATACCCTTAACACCTGCTACACGTTTTGCCCAGGGCACACGCTCTTTTAATTTTTCGTATGTCTCATCAGCAAACGGCTCATAATAACTTAAATGAAATACTTCTAACATAATGCTTTACACCTATTATAAAAATCTGTATATTCAGGAAATGTTTCTAAAAAATTAGTACTCCGTCGCTTATCATATTCATCAACATACTTAACAAAATCAGTACGATTTATTTTTAATTGTTGTTCATTTTCAATTGTTCGAAACCAGTTTAATAATCGTGTCATCATTTCAATTTCATGACTTATAAAACCTGGCGTATCTTCATCACCTCTGTGTTCTTCCATATAATTTATACTTTCAATAATATACTTCTCAAATGTATTATCTAAAATTTTAATAGTTAAAAATGAAGGATTACGCAAGTATGGTACACTTACCATTAATGGCGGATGCCATGGTTCATCCCATGATGAATTACATCTTAACTCATATATCGTTTTTAAAAAATCTGTAAAACTACTAACACTTAACGCATTATAAGTACACATAAAATCTATATGTAATTTAGGAACTTCAGCTTGTAAACGAGCAATATTTTCCCAAAACTTATTATAGTCCAATCCATATCTTATCCATTCTGCTTTTTTATGTGTTGCTTCTAAACTTGTAAAAACGCCAACATTATCAAGTTTCTCAGTTATAGGTTTTATAAGACTAATAAATTCATTAAAGTTTTTATCGGGTACACACATATTAGTGTTTATTGCTAACTCTAACTCTTTTCGAGGATTATTATTAATCTCTTCTAATACCCTAAAGGTATTTTTATTTAATAGCGGTTCACCGCCAGTAATTCTAAATGTATGTAATGAGTTATATAAGTCAGGCCACCATTTCCAAAACGCTTCTACATATGGATTATACTCTCTTTCAAGTATTGGCCGTGTACCTTTATAGTCTAAATGATCTAAACTACCAAAATTTTGACTAGTAGGAAAAGGACCATACTGTTTTGACTCTTCATACCATTGACTGCTAATATTCGGATAACAATACATACATTTAAAATTACAAACATTACCGAAACTAACTTCAAGATATCTTGGATTAGGATTACTATGCCATGGCTTATTTACTGCTTCAAGAAACCAGGGAGCAGCCCATTCTGCGGCACTTTTAATATGTCTGTCGCTAAAATTCTCACCAGGGCTATCTTCTACATTCCAACAATACTGGCATTCTGTAGGCCGGATTCCTTCTAACATTTCTTTCCGGCGCTCTTTTTTAAATTGTGTATTATGTAATGCCGTTGGATTATCCACTAACTCGTCAATTGGTACTTTATGTGTACCAGGATGGTGGCAACTATGAGTGTGTCCATTTTGTAAATGAATTGTAACTTGATACCATTTGGCCAAGCAGAAACTACTGCTAACAGAGTCTAGTTTCTTCTTAATACGATTTACTTCTTCAATAAAATAATCTGTCATGTTAAATTATTTTTTTCCATCCATTTTTCAGAAATATTAACACCCACACGCGGCGGATTAACATAAACTCGTTTAAAAAATTTACTCGCATTAGCATCCAATTCACCTAACTGCATACCAAGTCTTGATCTTAAAATATCGCCAACATCTATAATATGATTATCTATATTATTATCATTAACACCAGGTGCTACTTCTGTATCAAAAAACTCTTTAAACCAATCATAATCTCTAACATTGTGATGATTAAAATCAGGATCTAAATTACATAACTTACAACCTAGCCGTGTGCCATATACTGCCCACTTGCCATTCTCAACATCAGCACCCACTGTTGCCCATATAAGTAATCTTACATAATTTTTATGCCAAATCATTTTCTCAAACTCGCCTGGCTCTGGTTTTACTTTTTCGCCATCTGCTAATGACATCTTAACACCCTCACGAAAGCCTCCTCTAAATGCTTGGTAAGGACTACCGTTGGGATGATTCATACAATAAATATCATTCATCTGCTGGTAATCTAAATCCCAACAAAAATCTATAGCAGCTGATTCGTTCTCTGCGTGTTCGTGTGTTTTCATTGTAAGTGTAGGCTGTTTAGGCCATAGTTTTATTCCACCGTTGCCATAGACTAATCCATTAATAATATTTTTACTACTCCAACTCCAAATTGATCTTTCGTTTGCTACTGGATCTATTTCTAATTCGCCATCCCAAAAAGTTTCATCAACAATGTTATCACCATCTATTGTAATAAATCTATCAGTTTTACTTGCCTTGGCGGCAGCTTTATGGGCACTATCAAATCCCTTAACACCATGTACTCGTTGCGCCCATGGTACTTTATTAACTAAATCAGCATAATGCTTTTCACAATTAGGTTCATCAAAACTAATATAAAAAACATCAAATTCGTTTAAACTATGTTTTGTCATTTATACTTCCTCATATATATAATCATCATAAATTCGTTTTGTAAATACACTAATATTTTTTAAATCTTCAGTATATTCTACTTTAATATCACTACTAATAAATTCTCCTACACTAAAACTAACATGTTTCTTTAAAAAATGCGGATCATCTACTTTTGTAAAAAAGAAATCTAATTCATTAACACCATTAATAGTTATACTATCGCTAGATTGAATTAAACTATCTCGCAAATCAACATTTAAAATAAAAACTAAACTATTCTTCTTTATATTATTTAATACTTTAATCTGAAACTGGTTATTGATTTTTGGTAATTTATATAAAGTATTATCTATTGTCCGTATTGAAATTTCGTGCGTTACTTTTTTTTCCAATGTTACTTTTCCGGTTTTGCGATTTTCTCTAACAACAAAATCATTCATATTCATTGTGCCTAAAATAAAACCAGCAACATCTTCTTCAGGAAATATAGCATAACGATTAGATGAAGAAGCATCTTTATTACCAGACACTGCAACTATTTGATTGTTATCATCAAAGAAAACATATAAATCAGGCATTTGATGCATCCTCTAATTTCTTAATTATATCATCTGTAAGCCATTCCTTAATATGATAATGAAAGGGATAATATTGTTGATAATTACCAACTTTTAATTTACAATCATTTGTAAAATATGTTGGTATATACTTTGTCCAATCTTCATCTCCTAAATTACCTATGTCTTGCATTCGTGTTTTCATATGTACAAATGTTGGCGTAAGTAATTTATTTGTACACACATCTTCAACACCTAATAATTTTATTGCTAATGCATATGCAACATCAGCACTTAACCATGTAGGACGAGTAGCATCTAAATATTTTAAATAAAACTCTTCCCAATTTTCCATAATTAATTGAGTTAGTTTAGATACTTCCCATATAAGTTCATTATTCTTTCTAAAATACATAAATGCTGTATAGATATTAGGTAATTTATTACTAACAAATGTTTTTCTATAATAAGAACTCTGTGCAATTTCGTTACGATAAGTTAATACATCAGTAGTTGCAACAACATTTTGCTTAGACAACATTTCCCACCAATGACTATAATCACTTAAAAATAACATATCTGCATCAAGTATTACTGTTTCTTTATATGGAGTGCAATGCACATATTTCCACTTATTATTAATTTTCCAATCTGTTAACTCCGCATCGTCGCCCCATGGTAATTCTATAACATCATCAAATATCCATCTCTGTTTTTCAGTTAGTAAATGTTCTTCTGAACCTGGTAATGCTATACTAACATTTTTAATCGTTTTTTGCGTATGCTTAATACTTAATGCAAGTGCATATGCCATACGAACATAATCGTATTCTTGATTGTTTTGTGCTATTATAAAATAACCGCGATCATTCATGCATATAACTCCTCTATACGATCACTATTATCTAAAATTGTTTTCTTATTTAAAAAATGCACATTAGTATTTTTTATAGAGTTAACTATACATTCGTTAGGCTTGTTTGGTAAAACTATTTTAACTTTAACATGATTTACACACTTAAATCCAACAATCTCGTCCTCTGGTTTAGCAACTAAAATTTTATTAGTTGGTAAAAAAGGTATATCTACCATTGTATTTTCAGTAAAATTGTTTAACATATGACGAGAAATACTGGCAGCAAAGTCATTACGATATAAATCTCCCTGAAATTCATATACTTGCCTATAATATGCATAATTTTCATACACATGTTTCATAATAGTAAAAAAATGTTCTACTAATTCTGTTTTTTTAAAATAAATTGCAGTTGCCCAAGCCATTTTAATACCAAAATCATGCAACCTTTTATTTTCAATAAATTCATCTTTAAATAAAGGAACAATATCAGTATTAAGCATTAACTCATTCCGGCTCCCCCAAATAGCATTTAACCGGTTATTCATTATTAGATAATCTGCATCAAGAACTAATGTTTCGTCAAATGGTGATAAATTAAATGCATCCCATCGTAGACTATTATTAAAAGATAAAATTTGATTAT